CGGTGGACAACCCGCAAACAAATGGGCGCAGAATTCCCGAAACTTTTTTTTTGAGATCAATCGTTCCCGCTCTGCTCGTCGAGCATCGGGCTTGAACGGTGACGACAGGGCCGCGGCGCTTAACCCCTGCCGCAGCGGCCTCTCAGCCGTTGCCGGCCAGGGCGGCGCTTTCCTCACCCGGCGCCGCCCTGGCGCAGCTTTTCAGGATCGAGATCGTAATGCGAGGAAGGCGAGCGCAGCCCGAGGCCGTCAAGGCCGCCAAGGGCAACACTGGCCGCCGGCCAACGCCGGCCTCGCGCCCGAGCGTCGACGCGGCGCCGGCAAGCGGGACGCTGCCAACTTGGCTGCAGACGAAAAAGCGGATCCGCAAGGCCGCAGCCGAGCGCGCAACCGATCTCGCCGGTGAGATTTGGGCGAAGCTGCAGCCCGAGCTCGCGCGCATGAACCTCGTCAAGATGAGCGACGAAATGGCGCTCGGCCGCTTCTGCCGATATATGGCGGAGTGGATCGTTTACACCGATATTCTCGACAAAGAGGGCACGTTCTACATAACGACGAGCCAGTTCGCCGGCGAGCTGCGCCGCCCTCACCCGGCGTTCAAGCAGCGCAAAGACGTCGAGCAGCATCTAAAGGATCTCGGCGACGTGCTCGGGCTGTCGCCGTCGGCGCGGCAGCGACTGCAGCTGCAGCTTGCGAATAACCAAGGCCTCGGCGCCACACCCGGCGCGCACGGCCAGCCTGGCGCCGGCGCAAACGGCGACAGCCAAACCGAGGGGGGAGGTGAGCAACTGCCGATGCCGATCGCAGGCGCTGTCGGGATGCTCGGGAATCGCACGGTGCAATGATGCTGCAGCAGCAGATCGTCGCGGCCGATGCCGTCGAGTGGTCAGCTTGCGGTCGATTTTGGTTTGACGAGGAAGCCGCCGCGGCGGCCGAGGCTTTCTTTCCGCGCTATCTGCGCCACACCGAGGGCGAATGGGCAGGGCGCCCGTTCATCCTCGCCGATTGGCAGCGCGCCGACATTGTGCGGCCATTCTTTGGCTGGAAAAGGAAAGACGGCACGCGGCGTTATCGCCGTTGCATCGTCTGGATCCCGCGCAAAAACGGGAAAACCGAGCTCGCCGCCGGCGTCTCGATCCTGGCGCTTATCGGCGACGGTGAACCGGGCGGCCAGGTTTACTCGATCGCCAGCGACAAGGATCAAGCGTCGCTCGTCTTTAACAAGGCGGCAACGATGATCGCGAGCTCTGACGAGCTCCGCCGCGATCTCGAATGTTTCAAACCGTCAATCTATTGCCCGTCGCTCAATGCGGCGTTCAAGCCGCTGTCGGGCAGGCCGCAGGGCAAGCACGGGCTTTCAGCGTCGGGCGTGCTCGGAGACGAGGTGCATGAATGGCCGAACGACGAGCTTTATCAATTCGTTCATCAATCGACGGCGGCCAGGCGGCAGCCGATCGAGTTCCTGATCTCAACCGCCGGCAAGAAGGGCGGCTTCGGCGACGAGCTTTGGCAGGAATGTCAGGCCATTCTCGCCGGCGAATCCACTGACGACGAAACGCTCGTCGTCGTTTATGCGGCCGAGCCCGACGACGATTGGACGCTGCCCGAGGTTTGGGCGAAGGCGAACCCTAATCTCGGGATCTCGCCAAAGCTCGAATATATCACCGCCGAGTGCGAGAAAGCGAAGCGCAGCCCGCGGCTCGAAAACAAGTTCAAGAATTATCACCTCAACATTTGGACCGAGCAGGCCGTGCGTTGGCTGCCGCTCGACGCTTGGGATCAATGCGGCCTGGCCGATCCGCGCGCCGAGTTGGTGCAGCGCGACGGGCAGCGCAGAATCGTCAATGATCGTTGGAAGGATCTCGCCGAAAGCTTGCGCACGCGCCGCTGCTTTGCCGGGCTCGATCTGTCGTCGACGCGCGATCTGACGGCTTGGGTGCTCGTCTTTCCACCGGAAGAGCGCGGGGGCCGGTGGATCTGGATCCCGCGCGTTTTCATGCCGCGGGAAAGCGTCGATCTGCGCGTCAAGCGCGACAAGGCGCCTTATGATTTATGGCTCGGCGCCGGCGCGATGATCGCGACTGAGGGCAATGTTACTGACTATGAGGCGATGAAACGGCAGATTTACGCCGACGCCGAGGCCTTCAAGATCGAGGGGATTGCGATCGATCGCTGGAACGCGACGCAACTTTCGCTCGATCTGCAGGCGGAAGGGCTGCCCGTTACTCTGTTCGGGCAGGGCTTTGCCTCAATGTCCGCGCCGTCGAAAGAGCTAGAGCGCCAGGTGCTTGGCGGCGAGCTTGATCATGGCGGGCACCCTGCCCTTAGATGGTGCGCGGGAAACGTCGCTGTCGAGGAAGATGCGGCCGAAAACTTGAAACCAACCAAGGCAAAGTCGACCGAGCGGATCGATCCGATCGTCGCCGGAATCATGGGAATGGGGATCGCTATGTCGTTTGAAAGCGGGCCCAACGTCGACGCCTGGATTGAGAGCCTCAAAGCATGAGCAACGCTAACGAACGCCGCGCGCTGCGAGTCGAGTATACGAGCGGCGTTGCGGCGGCCGAAGCGCGTCTTACGCGCAAAGCGACTTGGGCGCTCGACACGGGTCGGCCCGGCTTTCACGACCGCGACAACTTCACGACGAATCGCGTCACAGTTGCCGATTATTCGGATCTGACGGCGCCGACGAATGCGCAAAGCGTGCTCGGGCTGTCGGCGGCTTGGGCTTGCGTCAATCTTTTGGCTGGCACGATCGCGTCGCTGCCGCTCTTTGTTTACCGGAATGACGATAACGGCCGCCGCTCTTTGGCGCCCGATCACCCGCTTTATTATCGCCTGCACGACAGCCCGAACGCCGATCAGACGTCGCTGGATTTTTGGGAATTCGTCTGCGCCTGCCTTGAGCTGCAGGGCAATGGTTACAGCGAAGTGTTCCGGCGCGGCAACGGCCAGATAACCTCGCTCGCGCCGCCCTTTGCGCCGGATGCGGTCAAGGTGCGCCGCAACAGCTCGGGCGCGCTCGAATACGAAGTCACCGAGGACGGCAAGCGGCGCACGATTCCTCAAGATCGGATGCTGCATATTCGCGGTTTCGGCGGCTCGCCGATGGGCGGGCTGTCGACGCTTTCGTTCGGGCGCAAGGCTTTCGGGACTGCGCTGTCGATCGACACGTTTACAGCTGCCACGTTCCGCAACGGGGCGCGGCCTAGCGGCGTGCTGACGAAGGAAGGCGCGCCGCTTACCAAGCCGCAGCGCGAGGAAGTCGAGCAGCTGCTGCGCGAGAAGTATCAAGGCGCCTTAAACGCCGGCGTTCCGCTGCTGCTGGACGGCGGCGTGACGTGGACTGCCGTTGGCATGAATCCCGAAGATGCGCAGATGCTGCAGAGCAAGGCCTTTTCGGTCGAAGAGATCTGCCGCTTTTTCGGCGTGCCGCCTTTCATGGTCGGACACACGGAAAAGGCGACAAGTTGGGGAACCGGCATTGAGCAGCAGATGATCGGATTTGTGCAGTTCACCTTGCGGCGCCGCTTAAAGCGGATCGAGCAAGCGATCGAAAAGCAGCTGCTCACCGCAGCCGAGCGACTTCAGGGCTATCGGATCGAGTTTAGCGTCGAGGGGTTGCTGCGCGGCGACAGCAAGGCGCGCGCCGAGTTCTATGCGTCAGGCCTGCAAAATGGCTGGCGCACGATCAACGAAGTGCGCGAGCTCGAAAACCTGCCGCCGGTTGCCGGCGGCGACGTGCCGCGGATGCAGATGCAAAACGTTCCGATCGTCGCGGTTCCCGCGTCGGTCGACCAATAAGCCTGGCGCTTCAGGAGCTCGATCGGATGCTTTTAACCAAACTGAGCGGCGTTCCGCTCGACATCAAAGCCGTGTCTGAAGAAGGCGAGATCGAGGGCTATGGCTCGATTTTTGGCAACGTCGACTCTTATGGCGAGATCGTCATGCCTGGCGCGTTCAGCGAGTCGCTCGCCGAAGCTCGCCGCAAAGGCCGCTCAATCAAAATGCTCTGGCAGCACGATCCCATGCAGCCGATTGGCGTCTGGGATGATCTGGCCGAGGACGGCAAAGGCCTTTGGGTTAAGGGCCGGCTGCTTAAAGACGTCTCGCCGAAAGCGGCTGAGACATATGGCCTAATCAAAGAGGGCGCGCTCGACGGCCTTTCTATTGGTTATCGGACGATTGATGCCGAGCAGGACGACAAGCGGCCGGGAGTTTATCTTTTGAAAAAGCTCGATCTGCGCGAGGTTTCGCCGGTCACATTCGCCGCTAACGAGCGCGCACGGATTGAATCCGTTAAGCATATTCTGGATCGCGACGAGCTGCCGACGATCCGCGAATTCGAGGGGCTCTTGCGGGAAGCAGGATTCTCGAAAACCAAGGCCGCGGCACTCGCCGCGGCTTGCGCGCCGCACCTTCGGGGGGATCCCGAGGCCAAGGCCGATGATCTGGCCGCGTTCCGCGATCTGTGGGCGGCCTGACTCTCACCTTACACCCCGGAGAATTCAAATGTCTGAAGTAAAAACTGCGGCCGAGCTGGCCGCGGAAGCGAAGTCGTATGTCGACACGAAGGCCAATGAACTTAAGGCTCTGGCGAGCGACGCCGTTGGCAAGGCGGAACGTGGCGAAACTCTGTCCACTGCCGCCAAAGAGCTCGCAGATCAGGCCATTATCGGCTTTAACGAAGCCAAGGCTCGGCTCGACGAGATCGAGCAGAAGCTCGACCGCCGCCCTGGCGACGATCAGCGCGATATGACGCCAGGCGAGCGCTTTGTCGAAGCGGAAGAGTTCAAGAGCTTCGCCGGGCAGACGCGCCCGCGCGGTCGCGTGATTATCGACGTCAAGGATATTTCGTCGCTTACGACCGACGCGGCGGGCTCTGCCGGTGCTCTACTGCAGACTCAGCGGCAAGGCCTGGTCGCGCAGATCCCGCAGCGCCGCATGACGGTGCGCGCGCTTCTCGCTCCGGGCCGCACCGCGACCAACTCGATCGAATATGATCGCGAGAAGGTCTTTACCAACAACGCCGCAACCGTTGCGGAAGGTGCGACGAAGCCGCAATCTGAGCTGCAGTTCGAGGATGCAACCGCGCCGGTTCGAACAATCGCGCATTGGATGCGGACGTCGGTTCAGATGCTGGCCGACGCGCCAGCCATGCAATCGATCATCGATCAGCGTCTGCGCTATGGCCTTTCGTTCGTCGAGGAAACGCAGCTGTTGAACGGTTCTGGCTCCGGCCAGAACATCACCGGCCTCGTTACCGCGGCAACCGCCTATGCGGCACCGGGCAGCTTGTCGGCCAATACTCAGGTCGACGTCGTGCGCTTGATGATCCTGCAGGTCGCGCTGTCCGAATATCCGGCCAATGGCATTGTCATGAACCCGATCGACATGGCGGCGATCGAAATGACGAAGGACTCGACCGGGCAGTATCTGATCGGCAACCCGCAGGGCGCTATCGATAAAACGCTTTGGGGCCTGCCGGTTGTCGAAACTCAGGCAATGACGGTCGACAAGGCTCTTGTCGGCGCGTTCAACCTGGCCGCGCAGCTGTTCGATCGCCAAGACGCGACCGTCGAGGTTTCGACCGAGGATCAGGACAACTTTGTCAAGAACAAGGTGACGATCCGCGCCGAGGAACGGCTCGCCCTGGCGATCTATCGCCCGCAGGCGATCGTTTACGGCGATCTCGGCCGCGTCGCCTAACAAGGTCGGGGCGTAAATGCCCCGGCCTTTCTTCCCCCTACGCCGCTCGCGCCGCGAGCGGCGGCAGCGGAGCACGAGAATGAAAGCAAAACTGCTCAAGCCGCTTGACGGCCGCGAAATAGGCGCGACGATCGAGCTCAGCCAGGAAGAGTTTAAGCGCCTCAAAGCGCTGAACGCCGTCGAGGCGAAGGCCTCGCCAAAGCTCGCCAATCGGGCGCGCGGTGCAGCGCCAGCGAACAAGGCCGAACCGGCCTCAACCTCAAACAAGTAACCTTGCTTGCGGGCGGCCTGGCCGCTCGGAAGGCCGAGGAAGGGCGCGCGAAAAGCTGCGCCGTCAACAGCGCCGGGCGTCGCGGTCAATGGAGGTCGCGCGCCTTTCCTCGTTTTCTGTTTCGGAGCGGCCGCCAATGCCAGCGATCACAGTTGAAGAGGCGCGCCAGCATGTGCGCGTGCTCGACGAAAGCGAAAACGGCTGGATCGAGACAAACCTCAAGGGAGCGATCGAATGGGTCGAGGGGCTGACCGGTCATATCTTTGAAGAGCGCACCGTCACTGAGAGCTTTAGCGGCTTCTCGCGGATTCGGCTCAACAGCTATCCGATCAAGGATCTGATCGAGGTTTCTTATGTCGCCGCCAACTACCTCGACGACTCGATCGATCCCGACGATCTGCGCCTGATAGGCGGCGGCCTCGGCGAGCCGCGGCCTGGCCGCCTCGCGCGGCTCGATCGTTCCGCCTGGCCGAGCGTTTGCGATGCGGGAGTTGTGACGATCAAGTTAACTGCCGGCTATCCGACGCCGGCAGAGATTCCCGGCCCTCTCAAACAAGCGGCGCTCCTGTATCTCGCTGGACTCTACAACGATCGAGAAACCGGCGGCCTCGCAGGTGAGGTCGAAAAAGCTGCCACTCGCCTTTGCGCGCCCTTTGCATCGGTGCTTTGATCCATGCGCAACGAGGAAACGCGCGCCGGCAAGCGCGACGCTCTGATCGCCATTGAAGGCCAGGGCGCCGACACTGACGACGGCTTTACGCGCCAGCCCGGCGCATGGGTCGAGCTTTTCAAGGAATGGGCAACCGTGCGCTATGGCACCGGCGCCGAGCGGCGCCAGGCCGCGCAGGAATCGGCGACGATCTCGGCGACGTTCGGCGTCGTCGCAAACGCCAGCACGCGGACGATCACGACGCGGCACCGCATCGCCTATAACGGGCTTTGGAATATCATCGCCGTTGCGCCCTCAGGCACGAGCAAGATCGTGCTGACGGCCGTGCAATCGCAATGAGCAGCTTTGGCGTGCCCGGCCTGGCCGAACTTGAGCGCGCGCTCGACGAGCTGCCAAAGGCCACGCAAAAGAACGTGCTGCGGCGCGTCGGCCGCGCGGCGCTCAAGCATTTTGTCGACGCTTGGAAAGGCGCCGCGCCCGAGAAAACGGGCGCCTATAAGGGCAGCATTCTAATCGGCAGCCGCTTGACGCGGCGCCAGGCACGCGAGGCTCGGGCCGAGGGCAAGTCGTCGATCGAGCTTTATGCGGGCACCGCTGACCCGGCGGGCATTCAGCTCGAATTCGGCAACGTCGATCAGGCCGCGCAGCCGCACGCGCGCAGCGCTTGGGAGCGCACACAGCAGCGCGTCCTGACGATCGTTGAGATGGGCCTTGCAGAAGAGATTGAGCGCGCAGCGGCGCGCCTGGCGCGAAAGGCGGGCCGATGAAACAGCAGCTTAGAAAGCGGCTGCTCGACGATGCCGCGACGGCTGCGCTTGTCGGCCAGAATGTCGATTGGCTGACGCGGCCGCGAGCTGGATCCCTGCCGGCGCTCACGCTGCAAATGATCGAGCGCGGCCAGGACTATTCGCACGACGGCCCGAGCGCGACGTTCGGCTCGCTCGTGCAGCTCGACGCATGGGGCCGCACGCAAGCCGAGGCCGACGCGGTTGCGCTGGCGGCGATCGGTGAGCTGCACGCCGCGGTGACTGCAGCGCACTCGGGCAAGACAATCGCTTTCACGGGCGGCCAGGTCGAAGGCGATCGGGATCTGCCCGCGGAACGGCTCGACGGCGGCGCCGAGGTTTACCGGCAGAGCGCCGACATTCGGATCTGGTGGAACGAAGCTTAAGGGCAAAGGAGAAACGACGTGGCGGCCTCAGTTGTAAAGATCGGTTACGGCTCGCAATTCTTTATGAAAGACGGGATTGGCGGCGGCGCGGCTTTCGTGAAGCTGGCCGAGGTGACGAACATTGAGCTTCCCGACGAAACCGTCGAGGAAGAAGAAGTTACGCACTATGAAAGCCCGAACGCGGCCAAGGAATACATTGCGGGCTTGTCCGACGGCGGCGAGATCACGATCGACATGAACTATGTCGGCGGCTCTGATACCGATCTCTTGATCGTCGAGGCGAAAGCCGCGCGCGAGGTGCGCGATCTCAAGGTCGTTATTCCATCGGCCGAGGGCAATCAGCAGTTTCTCTTCCCTGGCCTCGTGCGCCGCTATCGCCGG